CTACACGGTCATTAAGAATGCTGATGAAAGCGAGTTCCGAATCTGCATTACACCGATGGAAGCAATCGAGATGGGGGAGAGATTATGGGAAAACACCATTGAGCCAACTGACAAACCGCAGTGATTCATTATCACGGAGGACCATTAGGTCGAGCAAATCAGTCCCATGAATTTTTCAGGGGTAGACATTCCTTGATTAGTTTTCAACATCGAGATGAATTAGAAATAATGGCAGAAGTTAGTCATTCTTTCATTTTTGATAATGGTTCTTTTTCCGTTTGGAAGTCTGGTAAAAGTCTTGATGTTCAAGGCTATTATCAGTGGGTCGATGACTGGCATAAGCATCCTGGATTTGATTGGGCGTTGATCCCAGACGTTATTGAAGGCACAGAAGAAGAAAATGATCGATTGATTGATGAGTGGCCTTTCAATGAAGGCGTTCCTGTTTGGCATTTGAATGAATCTATTGGCCGAATACATCGTTTGGCAAAAGACTGGAATCGAATTGCCCTTGGCTCGACCAGCGGGATGAATCCAGGCAGCAAGAAATATTGGGCGAGAATGGCCCAGGTAATGGATAAGGTTTGTGATAGTGCTGGTAGACCAGTCTGCAAATTGCATGGTCTTAGGATGTTAAATCCAGACATCTTTAGGCATATACCATTAGCGTCGGCAGATAGTACCAACGCTGTTATGTGGTCGTTTATGCCGAAAGATAAATTTGGAATATTTGCACCCAGGCGTGAAAGTCAAAGAGCGAATGTTGTTGCTGATCGGGTAGAAGCATGGAATTCTGCTTCTGTTTGGAACCCGTCCAAAGAGATCACTATTCAACAGGAGATCCAACTATGTGGTCAGTGATATATGTGGTCAGCATCGTTACAGTCAACTGGTTATTTACGATTATTCCCCCTGTAGGAATCTGGCAACCAACATCTGTCATTGTAGGATTGATTTTTATTTTCAGGGATATGGCACAACGAGAATGCGGACATTGGGTCATTCTAGTGATGCTATTGGGAGGTGTGATTTCCTACTTTATGTCTGATCCATTTGTTGCTATTGCGTCAGTTACTGCATTTCTAATCTCTGAGGGGTTGGATTGGATTGTCTATACGGTAACAAAGCGACCGCTCCGAGATCGAATCTTGTTGTCATCAGCTGTTGGTACGCCGATTGATTCAATTGTATTTACCGCAATGATTGGGATCTTGAGTCCAATAAATGTTGTCGTGATGACAGTGTCTAAAATGATCGGTGCTTTGGCAGTTTGGGAAACTTTAAGAAGGCGTGACAAACCGCAGTGAGTCTTGAAAGACTGAAGCTGCTGACAGCAAAGACCCCGTCATTCGATAAACGGAGTCTAGGCAAGTCAGAGATCGATTGGACAGATGTGTCTGCTGCCCTGGCTAAGACCCATCCCATGGCTTCCAAGTTCGCCAGGGTGGTGTATGCCGGTGAATACTCCCTGGCAAACCAGCTGCATAAAGATATCCTGTTGTATGTGCTTTACCATTCTCGGTGCCAGGACTGGACCGTCAGGATCCGTACTCTCAGAGAACTGATCTGGATCTGTCTGATGGAGTCAATTACGGGCCGGGATATCCCAGTACGAGATCAAAGGGGAGACAAGATGAAAATGCTCGGGATCTCACGGATAGCTTGGTATCGAAACTGGTCTGGAAAGTACGCCTTCATCAATTCAATTCTGTATGACTGGGAACGGCATGTTGCCAGGACCGTAGGTAGAGAAGTTAAGGATTAGCGATGTATCGCCCTCTACCAAAAGAGTTGACGATAAAGGAATCAGATATCCAGGGACTTGGATTATTTGCAGTTGAGAAAATCAAGTCAGGAATTATTGGTATAGGTTGGGTGAAACATGATGATCATGTTTTCCGTAATGGGTATGTACGAACTCCTTTAGGTGGATTTATAAATCACAGTGATAATCCGAACTGCGAAAAGCAGGTTCACGAATCCGTTGGTTTAATATGGTTGAAGGCAATGAGAAATATTGAATCTGGTGAAGAACTCACAATCACCTATACCTTGTACGCAATCGGTGATCCGTTTCCTTCTTTCGTGTATCAATTTTGATACACATATGGTATGGTATTAGTAAGATATGGAAGTTGTGAATACCGGTCCAAGTGGCCGGTTTTTTTATGGCCTATTACATCGATGAGATAACCGGACAAATTGTCGAACTTGAATCTGAACCAACTGACTTAGGTTACCGAAAGAACAGGACATCGTCGCTCTCAGAATGGTACTCAGCCCAAGACCCGGCCTGGCTAGAGAAGCAGAAACTTAATGATGACGATCATTATAAAAATCCGGACCACTACGATTTCATAATTAGGGGCAGATGAAGATCGACGCTGTTTAACCCCAAAGCGAAGGCAGCGGACCTGGGTGCAATTCCCAGCTGCTCCACCAAACCTATATGACTACACAATTCTACAATCGAGAAGAGAAGATGAAAGCGGGGGCAATCTGGGCCTGGAATGGCAACCAGATGCGGACCGAGAGAGAGACTGGCATCAACCGTAAGACCATCCGAAGGTGGATCCAGGAGAAGGATCCGGACTTCTGGGCTGCGGTCGAGAAAGCCAATGATGAGTTCGAAAAGTCCCTAAAACAGAAGATTGTTGGCCTTTTGAATGCTCAACTGGACAACATCATATCGAAGGGCAAGGAACTGACTGCCAAGGAATCATCAGTGATCTTTGGGATCCTGTTTGATAAGAAACAGCTTATAGAGAATAAGCCGACATCGATCTCCAAGGCAATCAACGTAGAGAAGAAGCTTGCAGAGGTATCTGAAGCACTCAAGAAGCATGCTGGTGCTGCGCCAGTCATGCCGAGGGCTGAAGATGCAGACGAGAAGAGGATCAACTAATGGCTCGGACCATACCCGGTACGACCACAGATATTAGTACGATGAACCGTAGGTTGGGTCCAAGATATACGTCAGAAGAATTTAGTTCAGCTGTAGAAAGTTCTGGACTCAAAGGTACGCTTTCAGACGCAGATATCAAAGTGATTAAACGTGCTATGAAAAGAAAGCGTAAATTTGTTCCTGGTGAAATCTATTCGGCAAAAGGAAAAACAGGACGAAGCTAATGGCTGAATCAAATAAGAAGCCCGGTGAAATCTATTCGGCACCTGCAGCTGATCGCAGTGGACAGATGAGATTCGAGACTAAACAGGGATATGTGAAGTGGCGAAAAACGCCAACAGGAAGAACGGCCACTATCCAGCAACAAAAGAGGACGGGTAGACTCAGATCTAAAAGATTTATGAAAAGATTTAGAGAAGGTGACGGAAAAGAGTATCTGGTTTAATAATAAACAGGACGAAGCTAATGCCAATCAAGAAAGTCAAAGGTGGTTACAAAGTCAAATATCCAGGCAAGAAAGCCAGGACCGTGAAGACCAGGACTGGCGCGGTCAGAGAACAGAGGAAACAAAAGGCTAAGTACTGATGCCTCTTAATCTCGATAACCTTACAGGGTTGGAGCATGCACTCCTGGGTGTCTGTTACCGGATGGGGCAACCTTTCCTGATCTATGACCGAAGTAAGGTAATGAAAGAACTCGAAACTCGTGGTCTCACCACCGAAGAAGCTGAACTGCAATACAAGGTATTGAGCAATAGTTGGCTCGGTGATCAGACCCCTGGATTTGTCGAAGAACTCTCAGCCGGTCAAAGCATTCACTGAGGACAATGTAAATGTCCATTGCTGATGACTATAGGTCAAGATTTATTAAAGGCCAGATTGATACTGTAAAAGAGGCTAAAGAAAACAGTCCTGGAATGCTCCGTTTCTTATCGATCCCAGAAGAGAAAGATGTTTTCATGTATCCAGAACAAATAGGGATTGATTACAAAAATCTCTATGGTGAGCCTCGAAGTGGACGGTTGGGAGGCATGGTTACAACACCATATGCACCTGTCTTTGGATTTGACCCAAACCCTCATCCTAGAGAAGTAACCCTTCCCTGGTTACAGCAAGGACTGACTGAAGAAAGTGTTTTAGATGTTCCAGCCGATGATCCTAGTTGGCAGACGGTCACAGCTAAAGAAGGCAAGCTGGGGATAATGCCAGATGCACCGGAACATGTATTGGCACATGAGCAGATCCACCTGGACATTATTGATCTGGTCGGATCCGGTCATTTAGACAGCAAAGTCTATAACGCAATGAATAGTGTGCCTGGAATGGAAGAGGCACTTATTGACTACATGCTGTTCAGGGCTGGTGTCGGTGACAGAAAAAACCTCGATAAATTCCTTAGATTCCGAAATAAGACTCTGGAAGAGATGGAAGGATCTTTTGAGACATACATAGATTTCCTGAATGATGCCAGACGATCTGAACGAGGCAGTAAAAGAAATGTGGGTCCAGCAGTTGACTACCCTGCACAACAATATACTGGTAAAGGTGGTCATCTAGGTTTATTCCCTAAACTTGAAATAATAGAGGATTCTGGTCCAAGAGAATTATCACCGAAACTGCTCGGAATGATGGATGATCTGATCAATTCTGCTGGTGGATGGTCTAACGAAGAGATTGCACATATGTATGGAGTTTCTCCCGAATACGTTCAAGAACGCCGACAGACAATAGGAGCAGCAAAAGAAGCAGGGATGACACAAGAGACGGTTGATCAACCAAGTATTGCTGACAGATTAAAAGGACTATTACCTAAAGGCAGAACTGAGTCTGGAATAGT